TAAGAAGCAGTCGCAACAGTTTCCCTAGTATTTGTTCCATCTGTCCCTAATATGAACTCATCATCAATCTTGTAGAGTATGAATGATGGATTCGAAGTCATCAATGTCGGAACAGTTGTTCCCAAATCTAGAGTCAGTTTTTTGTTGCTTGTAATCGATGTGTTGTAGCTAACGAGTGTAGATCCGGATAGACTGAGTTTTTCATAAGTCGAAGGATCTTTCAACACGGTTCCTGATGTTAGGATCGATGAGTCTAACACTCCTACCATACTGTTGAAAATGGATATTCTCCTATGCTTCTCGTATTCAGATGTATTATCAGAACCAGTAGTATTTGTGAATTCTATGGATACCTGAGAACCAGATGCTGATATAACGTAATCAGTTGTAGGCAAAAGTTCGTTGTATGCTGTTGCATTGACACCGACGTGAGTGTATCCTATTGAAGCAGTCGCAAAAAATCCGTTTTTGGTGCTGAATGTGGCGTATCCGAGTACAAGATCATTGACCGAAAGTGACGGAGCAACTCCGTTTGTAGTGCTGTCTTTCTTTTCTATTGTTCCAGTAGAAGCATTTATGTAGAAGACCGATGTGTAACTTTGAGTCGCTGTCGAAGTCACATAGCTGTCTTTGGATATGCTGAATGTGTAAGTACCGTTGACTCCACCGTTTACCGGTATTGTCTGTCCGCCGATGATGCAGTATGCGGAAGTGGTCTGTGTACCACCTAAGACAGCGTCAGTCACTTCAAACCCAACCTGGATTGAAGCGGTCGACGAGAATATTTCCGATCCAGAGTCGTAGTTCACTCCGTTTATAAATTTCTCAGCATAGTATGCAGTTCTGTTTTCACCTCCCCACTGAGTTGTTCTAGCGAATGTTCCTCCCAAGGCAAGAACCTGCTGAACCCCGTCTGCCCTGTCAAGCCTCACCTGAGGGAATTCGACGTTGTCGACGATTGTCGCGTTGTATGAAAGGAAATCAATGGAAGTTTGTCCAGTCAAAATCAGAGGGTTATTCGGATCAACCAGGTTGTTACCGATAAGGTCAACCATTCCGTTGGGATAGTCCCCTTCCAGCTTGTCCGGGTTGAATGCGCAGAATACGCCAGTATTGTCAGTATCGTTGTTGACCACTGTCTCGATGAAGATGTTCCTACCGTTGGTGTCCCTGAAATAAGGTATCAGAGAAAGTCCTTCGTAGTAAGCCAGGAGCTTTACGTTCCTGTTGTTTGCGAAATTGGAAACCTGTGACTTGATAAGACCCGAAGTCGTGAAGTACTGGCTCCAAACGGTATCGACCGAAAGCTGCTGGTAGTTCGACCAGTCACCTCCCACGATAACGACATCGACCATGTAGTCAGACGCGTAATCCAACTGGTTGACATATGTCGGAACCATATCGGCTGTCCCGTAATATTGTATCATCGGAATGTCGAATCCGGTCATTTGGGACTTGAATACGAATATGGTGACATACTTATCGGACATGTTGGTGAACGAAAGAAGTCTGTCAGCCGACCCAGAGTCTCCCGATGTCAGTGTTATGAATGAATCTGTATCCCTCTTCCAGAAAGAGGTGGTATCGAAGAATCTCCTGTAAGCCCCGTTTCTGATTACGTCATTTGTCTTGTCGGCCGCTGTTGAAACTGACTTATACTCGATGGTATCCAACACGTCTGAGGTGTTGAGCAGGTTCATGGCGTATACCGGACTTGATTCCAGCATCTTACTTACGGTTCTGTAGAAATAAGACCCCTTTCTTTCAAGATTCCTGTCCAACGCACCGAATATGTTTTCTAAGTCTGTGACGTTGTTCAGAAGAACTGGCGTGTTGACCGGTCCCTTCTTGGAAAACCCGATGACAAGTGTTGTGGTGCCTGTCACGGTCGGTGTGGCTATTACGGAATTATCAAATTCTTCAATAAATATACCTGGTCTTTTGTACTTACCAATTTGAATTGATGCCATATTGAAATATTATTTTTATTTATTGTATATATAAAATGCAAAAACCATATTTTTTCACTTTTAGGTTTTCTGGGATGTGTATGTCCTTATCTGTTTTCTCGAAAGTTCCAAATCCTTTTTCATCTTCAGAAGCTGATCCTTCGTCCTTTTTTCCAAGTCACGGATTTCCAAATCGAGATCCCTTATTTTTTCCTGGTCACTCGACAGGGTTTCCTGTTTCGATTGGATGCTTTGGCCTAGTGTGTCTTTCAACAGTGTATTTCCCTTGGACGAGTCCTGTTCGATTCCAATCTGCTGTTGGGTGTCCTTGGTCTTTGATTGGAGTTCGGTCAATTGCCTTCTTTTCTCACATGACTTTGCCCACATTCCGATCAGTGGGTTTATGAATTTCATCTGCTTGATGTTGTTCGATGAAATAAGATGTTTCGATTTGAGCTGTTTGATCAGATCGGCGTCATCGGTGTATTTCTTGTAGATGTCCTCGACGATTGACTTTTTCTGGTTGAACTCAGCAATGAATTTCTCCATGTCGTTGAACTGGTTCATCTGACTTATCTGTTCTGGTTGGTCTGTCTGTGTCGGTCTGAATACCTCGTTGACGAAGTCTTTGTATTTCTTAATTTCCATATCCTATATATTAAACGAAAATTGGTAAAAAATGCGATAAGGGACTTTTTTATCGACACAAACACACTTGTTGGATTTAATATATAAATAAAATTTTTCTGAAACATGAAGATATACAGGTATGAAAATTTCCAAATAGTTATGAACGAAGGTTTTTTCGACGCTATGGGAAGAGGTGCTGGATCATTGGTTAGGAAGGCCGAGGACATAATAACCGGCAAAAAGTCATACAAAAAAATGCCAAATCAAGACGATTTGGCCAAAGAAATACTTGACCACCTGAATTCCCTACCATCGGACTACAACAGGACTGGAGAATACAGAGACGGTGCGGTACACAAACAGTACAACGACCGGTATACTTTCATAATGAAATTCAAGAGAGATCCTGAACAGAAATACAAAATCGACGTCAGTAGACACACTGATTTCAGGACGAAGAAAATTCCTGAATATACGATAGTCATAAACAAATTGAAAGGTTCTTCGTTCCAAAAGAGAGAAATGCCCACGGACAGAGAAAAATCGAAAGAAAAACCGAAAGAACAACCGAAAGAACAAGGAGAAACTCAAAAAAAATATCCCGAAGAAAAACCCTCAATCGAACGAGAAAAGGAAACGGGTAAAGAAAAGTCTCCAGGGCCTAAGCAGCAACAACTGAATCTGCCCACGGGGAGAGAACAATCGAATGTTCTTACAACCACTCGGAATTCCAAAAGGACTGGAGAAACAGGAGTTTCGACTCACCGACACAAAGACGAGTTAAAATTCGCAGGGTTCGCTCCAGGAAAACCAGCCGTCAAAAAAGACCCAGAATATGATGATTATGAAATGGTTTCAGATGACGACAAAGGAGAAAAATCAATCAAAGGTGGTTCTGAAATTAAGCAATTGGGTTCGGGTCGTGAAGTAGGAACTTCCGACTATGAAAAGTCAGCCAAGAAAAAATATCGGGAAATTCTAGCGGCTTGGAAGGAAAAACAGAGAAAGTCTAGAAAGAGCACGACTCCAAGTCAAGAGGCAAGAAAGAAAATGTGGATAAAGGCCAACGAATCCGTAATGGAACATTACGGATTCTCGGGACACATATTGAATTACGAGATTTTCAACGAGGAACTCTTCTTAAAGAAGTATCGTAATCAAGCAGTTCCGTCAGTGGACCATTCGAAGGACGAAGTCCTCAAGTGTGACCAGACAATATCCAAAAAGATTTTCAACAAAGCCGAGCAGCTTTTCAGACTGACCAACAAGACAGTTTCGGGAGACGCCAGAGGAGGAAGCAACAGAACTTAGTCTCACTGAGACTTCAGGAAATTCTGTTCCCTTTCCGTTAGGGAGTACATTCCTTTTGCGTAAATCTTTTCGAGAATTTTATCTAGATTCAGATCCGAACAGCATTTGGTCTTTTTTTCCTCTATGTCGTCTACGTCCTCTACGTCGTCTCCATAGTCCTCGGGAACTTCAATCGAATACGGTTCGTCCATCTTCAGAGCGGGTATTTCCTTTATGAAGTCTATGAATCCCTTTACAAAAATCTGTTCCTTATTGGTTTCGTAGGCGAAAGCCCAGAACGTGAAGGCGTCGTACCAGAGTACGTTTACTTTGGCTCCGAAAAATTCGCCGTTTTTTGCTCCCCAAGCCGTGCTTGCCAGACACCTGACAGATTTTTCATCGATGTGTTTGACCTTTTCGGTGATTGCGCTGAACATGGTGTATAGGTCATCTTCTGAGTTGAAAGTGGTCAGGTCTACCTTGAAAACGGAAAAATTCATGTACTTTATGTTTTGTATATAAAGATACGCAATTTTTCGGATTTTATTACCAGAATCTCCATTCTTTTCCTTTTTTCTTCAACTCATCAAATATAGGGTTTCTAGATATTTGCAGATTCTTCAGTTCACTAAACCTTTTCTTCGCATTAACTCCAATAACCTCAGTGTTCACACTATCGTCGGTTTTTACCATATTACTAGTAGTCATATTCTTGAGGATTTTGATGGAGCTATATTTCAAATTGTATGTAGAACCAGCTACTGGCTCTCCCAAAGGTTTTGGTGGATCGTCTTTCAAATCAACATAAACTACTTTTAATTCCTTATTCTCGAAACTAGTTTTCATTACTCCGTAATAGAGGTATTTTACATCAGATCCTGGGTTTTTAGAAACATCTATCAAATTGAATCCTTTAGCCTTCATGAGCTTGTTAGCTATTAGGTGTTGGTTGAAAGTGAATCTGACGGTAGTCAGGTCACTAGTTACTGAAATAACTTCCACAAACATCTGTTTTTTCGCATTTTTACCCACAGCGGTTTGTCTATTGTCTTTTTCCAATTCGAACATGTATATTTGGTTTTCACAACTATTATCAAATTTATTAATTTGTTCGTCGACAAATTCTACCTTTTGCTTTTTCGTAGATTGTGAACTAGTTTTTACCGCCTTCTCGCCTGGAGTTGTGTCCTCGATTCCGAAATACTGTTTCATCAGCTTTCTCCTGTTCTTGGTGAAATCCTTCTGGGTATCCTCATCAATCATGTCGTTGATGAAATCAAGTATTATCTGTCCGTGAGGCTTCTTTCCTTTCAGTCCTTCCTTATCGGTACCTATGGTCCCCCTGTCGTCTAACTCCTCGAAAATAAAGGATTCTGTCTTTTTTACGGGAGTTCCCTCGGGGTTGAACTTGTCCTCTGCTCCAGGAACAACGAAGGTTATTTTGGAAATGACTTCCCTCAATTTCTGGTCATCGAGTATTTTCATTACTCCGTCGGTCCAATTGTCCCAGTTCTTGATTACAAGCCACGGACCATAAGATCCCGCTTCGTCGGGTCTCGGAGTGCTCGATCCGCCTATGTATCTGTACTGCCTGAAAGTCTGCATCGACACTTTTCCTCCCGTCCTTCCTGATGGGATTCTGTCTACAAAGTATAGTTTGTGGGCCTTAGCGAAAATTCTGGCGATTGAGATGATCGGATCCGGATCCGTCTTGAAATTGACGCTTTTTAAATTTTCTCCCGACTCCATCATTTTTTCTAGTTCGTCGACTTCCCTTTGAGTCATCCTGTGCTGTTCGTTCTTGTCCCAGTCACCGAAGAAATGTTTCCATATATCTTCGATATCTGAATCATCGTCTATGGACTCGAAAACCATACCGAACGATTCCGAAACCGACTGAGTTGCAGAATTGCTTTGTGTTGTATTATTTCTAGTGTTTAATTTCGGTCCCTGGATGCCTTTTGGTTTTTTATCAACTTCTTCCGATTTCTCTGGTTGTTTATTTGCAGTAACCTCTGTTGGTTTTTTATCAACTTCTTCCGATTTCTCTGGTTGTTTATTTGCAGTAACCTCTGTTGGTTTTTTACCTTCTCCGTAAATAAGATCGCTCAGCAGTTCGTATAGGTTCTTATCACTACCTTCTGGCTTTACCGACGACAACTGAGTTATTTCTTTCTTGTTCAGATTTTCGAAATGATACTTAAAACTTGAAAAAAGATTAAGTTTCACAATCTCATCCCTTTCCTTGTCCTTTATCTTTTTAGCAAGAAAGATAGCGTCATTCTTGAGGTCCTTCAGTGATCCGACCTGCTCCGTCTCTAGTATAAAATCTCCGAAATTCCGGTTTATCTTGAAAGAAGCGTTTATCGCCGCCAAACTGTTCAAGGCATTTCCGAACCTGACGGAGAAAGGTGTTGGGGTGGATCCTCCTGGTTGACCTCCAGCTATTTTTGCCGTCCTTTTCCTGAGCTGGTCGCAGAAATTGGAGAGGTTGTCTAGGAATATGTCTCGGTTGGTCCCCCAGAAGTCCTTCAGATTCGGAACCTCGTTTTCGATGTTGTCGAAAATTTCTTTCATTATACAGTCATTACTGTCAAGAGGACGCTTCTTCTCCCCGTCCCATCCTGGAGTATCCTCGTTTGGATTGTCTGAATCCCACTCGGAGTCTGCCCCGTTGAACCCGATAAGCGATTTGAGTTTTTCATTTTCGCTGTTAGTGGAAAGACACGTGTTCTTAATCTCTTCCATGTAGTTCTTTACACAGAACATGTTGAACTTTTCAGACAGGTCCCTGCTGAAGGATTTGGTGACCAATCCTTCCATTTCAGATTTCAGTTTCTCGAGAAGTTTGGGTATCTGAGCTCCCTGATATCCTACTTTCAAGACTCTCAGTGTGGAGTTGACGAGTCTTCCTAGAAGGGAATCTCCCCAACTGAGGTCATTCTCCAAAGCTTCGTTGATGATGGCCGAATTCTTTATTCCGTCCACCACGTCAATCTTGTCAATGCTTATGTTCTCCTTCAGGAAGTCGTTTCTGTATTTTAAGTATCTCATTTAAATTTTTTACTTTTGACATATATATTAAAATATTAAAATTCATTTTTAATAAAAAACTAGGATATGGGAATATTTAATTTTTTCGTAAAAAATCCCGAAAAAATCCACTTTGGATGATTTCATGTAAAAAAATACGAATATATAACTCATATCATTTTGATTTTTATGAAATTCAAGGAACTAACATTCAACGGTAAAACAACTGTAAATCCTAAGGAAATACTGAGCATCCTCGAGAAAAACAATTTTCACTGGATCATCGACTCCGAAACGGAGGACGCTAAAATCGAAATCAAAAACAACACCCTTATCTGGCATGATGGCATTTACTATTCCGGTAATTGGCATTACGGCATATTCAAGGGTGGAAGCTTTTACGGTAAGTTTGAGAACGGCATTTTCGAAAATGGGGTGTTCGGAGGAAAATTTATCAGCGGCATCAATTTGGTGGAGATATAAAAAACAATTTTCTTTTATGGAAAAAAAACGTTTCAAAAGACAAAACAACGAAAGGGAAACAATATCCGACGTTGTGAGAATCTGTGAGGAAACAGACGGAACCGTATTTTTCGAAATCGGGAGCGAAATCACCACTGACGTGGCCGAAGCAGTCGCCCTGATGATGAGATACCCGAGAACAGACTCATCCGTTTGGAAAAAGCAGATCAAATTCAACATTGAAACAGTGGAACCGCAGAAAGCCCTTTACTGGCTCACCGGCGGGGACAACGAATGGATCACCCTCCAAAATTACAATAAGCCTTGGAACCAATGCTATCTTGAGTTCCAGGAAGAATACGGATATATCATAATAAGCATACTCGAAAGATCGAAAACGATGGCCGATGTCAGGAGCGGATTTCTGAAACACCTCAACCTACCACATCTCTACGATTTCGCACTAAGCAAAAACCTAATCAGATAAACAAAAAACCCCACCGACAAAATGGTGGGTTTTTTATTTTTATATATACGGTATGAAAAAAATGTTATGTTCAAACCCCTGGTGCAAGGCCACCTGCGACGTAAACGAAGACTACGAATCTAAGGAGTGTCCCAAATGCCTGTCATTCGGAAACGACATGTCGGGTGGGGTCACATGGACCGAAAAGAAATACGAGGGATCGAGGTTCGACGGACATGCCCACCAGATAGACATAAAGGTCCAAAGAGCTTTTGAAAATAAAAACATGAAATGGTAAAAGGAATATTTCTTGACATCGACACAATCGTCGAAATGGACAATCAGGCTTGGATAGTCGATAAGACCCAACCGAATGTTCCGATTTGGAAGATCTCGAAATCCGATTTTAATCTCATAAAAAACGGGGTCTACAGGAAACAGAACCATAAGATGGATTTCAACGGGAAAACCTTTTGGCTCCCGACCGATCTTGTCAATAAGATCAAGGTTAAGGCAAAATCGACCAAATCCGATTTCAGCAACCTGGTCATATCCCTTCAGGAATTCCTGAACCAGGACATAATCGGACATCTTGACATCAAGATAAACAGGGAACTTCTCGAAAGATTCAAAAACACGACCGATGACATATACATAATCTGTTCGAGACAGACCAAGAACAGCTATCAGGCCGTCATGGAAAAAATCCAGGAGGAACTGAGAAAAATAGGTCTTCAGACCAAGGCCGTCTATTACATAAGCGAGAATTTCTACAACCAAAACGATGATGACATCAAATTCAAGAAAATGAGGCTGATACTCCAACACCTGGTCGGATACAAGACAGACGACCAGAAATTCGTCGATGAGGAGGTAACAAGATACGGAAAAATATCCTTTTACGACAACAACTACGACACCCTGAATATGACCGAACAAATCAACGGTCTTTTTGAGATAATCCTATCCAAGACCGATCACGGCCTTAGGGATGTCATCAGGGAAGACGTAGTCGATTTCAAACCAGAACTCATGGTGAATAAGGTAAACGAAAACCGTTACAACCCGACAGAGGAAAAAAAGGTCATTCTAAACCTTTCGAACGTGGTCATGACATTCGAGTCTTTCAGGAAATTCTAGTCCTTTTTCAGGTCCCCCTTCAGCATCTTGTCGATCATGTCGTTAAGACTTCTGGAGTCGACTATCTTACCATCCGGCTTTTCATCGGATTGTTCTATGTTTTTCTGCTCCATTGATTCGGATATCTCGTTGAGACCCATATCCCTTCTCATTTCTTTCCAGTACTTCTCGAATTCTGTCCTTTGCGACTGAGAGAATTTGATGTTGTCTCTTATCTGTCCGAAAGATTGGTTTACAACCTCATGCATCCTGGCCGAAGTGTCTCCGCTGTCGACCTGTCTGAGTTGGGTCAGCAGGTTTTTCTTTGTAAGGTTCTGGAGAAGGATAGTATCGGCATACACCTGTGCGTCTTCCCTCATCTTGTTCATTATGTACTTATGGTTCTTTATCTCCGGATTGTCTCCCAAATAAAGGTCCACCATAGATTCCAAAACCTCGGTCGCTATCCTTTTCGAATCCTCTATGTCCGAATCGTAATCGTATATGGGAATTTCACCCAAATCGGGCAGATCCTCATCCCTGACGGCGAGGTACTGCGTCACGTCCAAATCCTTGTGTTCTTCCTGAATTCTGTTGAACTCCTCCTGAAGACTGTTTATCTTATCTTCCTTCTTGCTCATAGGAAATAAATATGTTTTCAATATATATTGAAAAACCAACTATTCCCATATGCCAGTAAAAGAGCAGGAAGATAAGAAATTCATATTTACAACCAAAATAGTAGAAGACATCACCGAAAAGATACATGATGGTGTTGTCGTCAAAAGATTCCAAAACCCTTGGTTCAAGAACGAGGTCGGTGTCAGGAGAAGCGGAATAACCTTCATGATGTCCGATTGGGAAATCGAGGAATACATCAAATGCAAGCTTGACATCAAATATTTCGCCGAAAAATACTGTCGTATAAAAACCGAGGACGGGACGGTCCAGAACATCAGGCTCCGAGACTACCAGAAGGACATTCTGGATCTGTATTCGGGCCGTTTCAGCATACTCTGCGGATCCAGGCAGATTGGAAAGACCATCAACGCCGCCATAACCATGCTTCACTTTGTCACGTTCAACAACGACAAGAACATAATGATCGTGGCCAACATACGGGGAACCACCATAGAAATCATCGACAAGATCAAAAACATCTATATTCAGCTCCCGTTCTTCCTCAAAAAGGGAATCAAGAACTGGAACCAACAGTCGGTCACCTTCGACAACGGTTGCCGAATAAAGTCGGCGGCCCGAAGCAAAACCCCGGCCATCGGTTTCACGATCGACTTCCTTTACATGGACGAGTTTGCGCACATTCCGGCCAACATCATAGAACCATACTATACAGCGGCCTTCCCGACCGTAACCGCCATCGAGAACTCCAAGATAATCATAACATCAACCCCGAACGGAATGAACCTGTTCCACAAGCTTCTTGTGGACGCGATGAGACCGGACGGGGATCCTCTCAAAAACAACTACAGGGCGATGAAGGTATTCTGGTATCAGGTTCCGGGAAGATTCGTCACATATTACCGACTGAACAACCACAGGATGTATGAAAACGGAGTGACCAAGGAAATGATCTTCCAACAGGTCAGTGAAACATTCGGGGATCTGACCAAGGTCGAAATGAAATACAATCCGGATCTCCAGAAAGACGTGATACACGTCTTCAACAACGAGGAGTGTTCCGACAAGATGGCCAAGGAGTTCAAGGTCATCAAGGAAGACGGGACCGAGGTATCAATATATGCCCTTGCCGAGGTCACCACATGGAAAGAGGAAACCATCAAGGACATCGGCGGAGAGGACCAGTTCAACCAGGAATACGGACTCCGGTTCATAAACGCGACAAGATCTCTTTTGAGCGAGCATGTGATCGAAAGTCTTTTGGAAAACAAAAAGAACTTTGTCCATGAGAAAATCGAAGAATTCGACAGGAGGCTTAAATTCAGCTATTCCGACCTAAAATGGGTCGATGACGACTCGATATTCAATCCACTGATGAGAAACAGCGTTAAGGGGATAATATCGGTCGACATATCGGAAGGGTTGGGACAGGACTATTCCATAATCAACATCTTCAAGATATCACCGAAGAGTCCCGATCTAATCGAACGGCAAAGTCTCTCGTATACCCAGATGTCGGACTTCTTCTGCTTGGAACAGATAGGAATGTATAGGTCGAATTTCGTATCGGTGAAACAGTTGGCCGAATTGTTCTATGTTTTGGCCTTTGAATATCTCAATCCCGACAATTTCAAGGTTGTTCTCGAGCTCAACAACTACGGAAATGAATTTCTCGCCCACCTTCCGAATGTGTTCGAGGGAAAAAACAACTACGGTTCCAGCATATTCTTCAGATACAAGCATAGGGTGGATTCTGTGGAGGAAAAAATCGGACTCAAAGTAGGTGAGAACAAGAACCTTCTGGTCAAGGACTATCAGGATGCGATGGATAAGAAGAATTTCATCATATATAGTGAGGAGAACATCCAGGAAATAACAACTTTCGTGAAACACACGACCACTGCGGGAAACGTCAGGTATGCCGCCGATATCGGTCATGACGATACCGTGATGACCATAGTGAACTCCTCAACGGTATTCTCCAAATATTCGTATAGGGAAATGGTGGAGGACTATGCGGCCAAGATAGTCGATTCTGCCACTATGAACAATTTCAAGGAAATCCTAAAGAGAAGCGACTATAAGGAATCAGCGGATTACAGTTCTCTTATAAACGTGAGAAGACAGAAGAAATTCATGTCCCAATACAAAAACCAGGGAAATAGCGGATTGGGTTGGTTCGGATCAGGACAGTAGCTCCTCGAGTTTTTCCTCCCTTTCGTCATCGATGAACCGGATGAATTCCGAAGAAAACCAAATATCCCCACCACACTGAAAATAAAAATAGGATGGAGACATCCTAAAATTGGGTTTCAGTATTATGTGGGGATATTTTACTTTCAGTATCGTGTGTATCTTGGTGATATCTTCTATCCTTCTAGTATTTCCGTTCATCTCGCGGGGAGTTTCGGAAACGAACCTGAATTTTCTTCCGATATTGCTTTCTATACTCATGATTCTTCCATGGTTACCGTAAGTCGGGCACCTTTCAGCTTGTTATACATTTTGGTGATTGTTTCCTTGTCACCCCTTTTGACATCACACTTTCCGGTGAAATGGACGAGGTGGGCGCATTGGGAGGCCTGTTCGTATTCGTGGCCGCAGACTTTCATCAGACATTCTATAACCCAATCAAAGGAATTGTAATCGTCGTTGTGAAGCATCAGTATGAATGGCTGACTGACAATCTCATCCAATTCGGATTTGACTTTTTTCTTGGTTATGGTTGACATATAAAAATTTTTGGTTTATATATTAAAATATTTGCTTTTTATTGACGACATCGATTATGTTGACATCAATCGGCTGTCGTTTCGCCCACTCCACAAATTCGACAAGGTGTTCCTGACGGTCGTCATACATGGTGAACTCGGTTGCCTTCGGAAATTTGTCAATCATGCTCCTGAACAGATGGCATTTGAACTTGAAGGTATCCCCACCCGTGTTGCAGAAAAGATCACATTTTATCCCATGTTGGTCAAGTACCCTCTGGACATGGTTTTCCAGCCTTATCAGACGACCCGTGGCGATAAAGACATAGGTATTCGGATCGGAAACCGCCTCAAGGTATTTCTTGTGGACCCAGTTATTTACTGGTATGTGTCCGAAAACCTTCAGGTTGAGGGATTCGGGGTTTCCCCACCATCCGCGTCCGGCCCATGACAGTCCTGTCTCCTTTTCCCAGAAAGGTTTTCCGGATTCGGGAGTGGGAGTGTGTATGAGGGTCCCGTCAAAGTCAAAGCAAACTATTTTTTCAATCATTGGATTTTTTGGAATTGAGTTTAGAATATATATACAAATATAATGAAAGTTTAAATCAAAAAAAAATCGAATTATGTCAAAAACAATCTCAAAAAAATTATCCAGGAAAAGCGGATTTTTCACCAAATTTCTTGAAAAACACAGAGGCACTATTATTTTAGTCATTACCCTAATTTTCACGGTTTTCCTATGCAAACTGTTTTTCGGAAATGGACAGAAGGCCTTGAAGGAGGAAATCGAGAAAAACAAACAGGAGATTTCGGCACTGCAGAGTCAAAGGGATTCCCTCTCGAACGAGAGAAAAGTGTTGGAATCAAAGCTCCCTCTCGAACGAGAGAAAAGTGTTGGAATCAAAGCAGGATTCACTTGAAAACAGTATAAAAACACAGAAGGACGAACTTGCGAAAATAGATCACAAGCTCCACAAGTCGGAAAAGGACCTAAAAGAAGCCAAGGCTCAGGTATCACATTTCAAGTCCGAAATGGACTCTATACATTCGAGGATAACGAACCTGAAGGAAAACCCGATAAAAAGAACCGGTGATGAATTACTCAACTCTTTGGGAAAAAAATTAAAAAAGGACTAACATGAAAACAATCTTAATCTTTTTAATGACCATATTAATAAGTGTCACGTCATACTCACAGACAACAAAAAGGGACAGCATAATCGGCTCACTCCCGGCTTACTACGTCGAGAACGGAGATACTTTGGGAATAATACTCAGCATCGAACAAGCCCAACAGATCGACAATGATGAGGAAATACTGCAATTGTTGGAAACCATGAAGATAAGCTGTGACTCAACAATCAACAAGTATATCGTTGTCGTAAACGAATATGACAGGAAAATCGGAATTCTGAACATGAAAATCCACAAACTGGAGGATATCAGCAAATCCCAAACCGCCCTTATAGACAATCTCAAGTTACAGATTGACAACTATAAGGCAGACCTTAAAAAGGCGGAAGAACAGCTGACCAAAAAAGACAACATAATATCCCTCCAGGAAAAAAGAATAAACCGTCTACAGATGGGAAAGGGGATAGGACTCACCGGAACAATCGTCGGATTCGGCCTTTTTGTCCTTCATGTGATAACCAATCCATAAAATGATAAAAAATGAGTTTTTATTTATAATATATAAGTAAAGGTAAAAAAATAGATTTCAAAATGAAACACATCAGACAATTTGAAAGTTATCGCATTAAAAGAAGAAGAGAAGAGATCATCAAAGAATCTGTTCTTCAAGTAAACGATATCTATAAAGTAAAGGCAATGATTGATATTCCTCAATCCCTTATTAACGCTTATGTCAAAAAGGTAAAAGACAACACGGGTAAAAACCTGAGACAGTTTTTCGGAGATATGGATCTTGCCGAGGAAATTGTCAAATTTGTTGCTCAGACAGGATTGGATTCGGATAAGATTCCAGCCAACGCTCTTGTAGGAGGAGCACAGACACAGGCCCAAACAGGAGCTCAACAGGTTCCACAAGGTCAGGCACAGGTTCAGACCGAACCACAGGCTCAGGCCCAACCAACCCAAACACAAGCTCAACCACAGGCTCAGGCCCAACCGACCCAAGGTCAGGGACAGGCACAAGCCCAACCACAAGCCCAAGGTCAGGGACAAGCACAAGCCCAACCAGCCCAAGGCCAGGGACAGGTTCAGGTTCAGACACAAGGAGAAGGTGAAGGGTTTGAGGAAGTAGCTCCGGAAGAGGAAGAAACTGAAGGAGAAGAAGAGGAAGAACTGCCTCTCTAACAGAAATATTAGAAAAAATTAAAAACACCATCCCAAAATGGTGTTTTTTAATGCCCGATCTTAATATATACTGAGATGAAATACCTGAAACTATTTGAATCATACAGGAGAAGCATGGACAACCTGACTCCGATCGACGTCGAAAATTACATATACGAATGGGTCGATAGTGGACAGATCGATCTGAAAAGTTGTGAATACGTCGATGCCCAGTCCGATCCCGATTGTGTGACCGCTCGATGGCCTGTCGGATATCATTCTACAAATCTTTTCAACGATGAACCATTGGTACTAGATCCGACCCATTTCGCCAAAACGACCAATTGGTGGTTCAACACAAAAAAGACGATCAAGTTGGTATTCGAAATATTCCATCCAACAAACAGAGTTAGGGGAAACCTTGATGTCAACGGATACATAAAATCCATGAACAGACACCATTTCAAGAGAATACATGACCATTACAACGTCAACATATTCTGCCGAATAAGAAAGTCAAATCAATATGATGATGTCATGGGGGAATTCGCGATAATCATACAGGAAAGACCACCCCACATGAACGAATCTGTCCAACAGACCGATTCCACCCTTCTGATAGTCGACGTCCAGAAGTCATTCAAAAAGTTCTTCAACGATCTTTATCTGAACGAACTGAAGAAATACTCAGCCACTTTCAAGAACGTCATCCAAATATTTGACAACCATGTTGATGGTAAGAATGTAGATAAGGATTATCTTTACGACCCGAACGAGGAGGCCCAGACCGACCATCCGGATGTGTATGATTTTCCAAATCAGGTTGATGTCATTGAGAAAAGATACAACTATGATGTCGATGCCGACTTTTACAGGAAGATACTCTCAAAGGAAACCCATGACGCCCTGAAAAAACAGGAAAACAATCTTAAAAAGGGACAGTATTTCCCTACTAAGGAAGGAACAATAATTGTATATGTCGGGAATCGGCATAGATGGTTCCATGTCCCTAGGAAACTTTACGATCTATTTGTCAAATATAAGGGAAAGGAAATTACGGTAGTTGGAGGTTCAGATTTAGAGTGCTTGGAGGACGTGGTCACCGCTGGTGAAGCATTGGGGGTTAAAATGAAGAGGGATTGGAGATATATCTACTCTGCTACTCATTGTCCGTTTTAAAAATCCATCCAACACTTTTATTTTTAGAAGAGTTTATTTTTCTTTTCGTTATACATAAATTATCTAAGTTAGATATTTGAATTGGATCAATTCCATTTTTAAATCCGAAATATACACTAACAATATGATCTATGGTTGGATAGTCTCCGTGTTGTCCTTTTAGATTAAGATTATCTTTAATATATTCCCCATCATATGCGTCATATCCATCCCATTTTTCAAATAATTCCTTCTTATTCTTCTTAGTAAGATTATCGACCATCGATCTATATCTCAAAAAATCATCGGATCTGAATGATAAACCTTTCTTGATGAGTCTTTTTTCTACCTCAGATTTAAGCATCATTGGGTGTTCTACCCCTCGATTTTTAAGTGAGGTTGTCTCACTCTTTTCCTTAAAACCATCAGAAAGGACATAGTACTCAACCCCATATTTTTCTAACATAGTTTCCTTTCTTTTAATTTTGAATTCTTCAACCTCTGAAGGATTTTGAACACCATATTTTTCCAACATAATTTTCTTAAAATTTCTTTTGAATTGGTTTGTTTTCGAATAGTTATCAGTTCCATATAGGAATATCATTGTTTCTCTTGATTTATTTTTGAATATCTCGGATTGTGTCACATACTCTACCCCATATTTCTCCAAACAAGTTTTCTTGTTTTTGTCGGAACTACATTTTCCTTGACAGGAATAATAACCACCACTCTTCAGATTTGTCAGATATTCCTTATACATAAGATTCCCTCTTTCTTTCCCACACACATCACATTTAACCTCTATTTTCACATGGGACCCAACTGAAAGATGTTCCACATCGATCTCAATCACATCATTCAAATTGGTGATATACCCATTTTTTTCGAGATTTTTGATATTATTGACATTCACTTTAATCATGACCTTTTTTGTTAAAATCATTAACAGAACTTTTTTATTGTATATATAAAAAAGTTCTGTTTCCCTTGAAACTTTTTTTGGGTTGTTTATATAAACTTAATGATAGATATTGATTTCATAGAATTTTACATAAAGAAGAAATATTCTCAAAAACTTGAAGAATATTTTGATGTCAATAAGTCAGTCGCTTCCTCTTGGAGGAATTCAAAATTCCCAGATAGGAGAATGAAGGAATTTTTCTTTAGGGAGAAAACCCTTAACGTAAGGGAGTTGATTAATCAGATATACAGTTAACCGAACCTTCCTATTTGGGCGAAAACGTTAAAGTCGGCCAATTTCAGATACACGAACATGATATCCTGGTAGTTGACTGGATCCTGAACGAAAACCACATTTAGGGAATAGCTTGTGTTGAGAAGCTCGGGTATGTATCTAGCAATCTGGTCACTTATCGTGTTCCTAACATATGACTCGGAAACCTTGGTCTGATATAAAAGTTCTAGAAGATTCGCCCCAAAGTCGGGATCCCCCAAAACTTCACCTTTGTTTGTGAAAAGGACCATTTTATACTTTTGGACGATGACGTTCAGAAGCTCATCTTCAACCACCTGAAGCGGAGTATATGTCGGATCATCTGGTCCGATGATGTAGAAATCGGTAAAGTTTTGACTCATATATACTTATATATTAAATTATATTTCCGCGAATAGATCTCTCATTTTTCCTATCACAGTCATTCCTAGTATTATGGGATCGGTATTGGTTTCCAACAGTCTCGTATGGTCCGATATTATATAGTTGGCTTGAAAAAGTTTCTCAAAATCGGTCTTTTCCCCCGCAATCCTGTATTCATTCATGACATAGTCGACGAAGGGACGTCCAAAAAGACCGATCATCTCATCAATCTTATCTGGACCGAAACTGTTCATCAGAAAATGATAAATATCCTCATAGGTTCGGTCCTTGGAAAAAACCGACTCATAAAGATCGTTTCTGATCTTCAGGTTTACTGATGAGGTGGAATCGGAAGAGACACCAGTGTGTAGGAAATTTTCCAACTCTATCATTATCGCCCGAAAGTCGGGAAATTTCCGGTTGATTATCTTTATCAGAGACTCTTTAGATATTTCGAAACTCTCCTTTACACAGATCACGTTCATTATCCTTTTGTAGATCTCGGTCTTCAGGTATCTTTCCTCTTCAATCCCCTGACAGTCGAAATTGACCTTAACAAGTCTAGAAAGTATCCCTTCGGAAACCTTATTGATGTGGTTGGTGGTGAATATGAACCTCACGTTTTTGGCGGAAAACTCCTCAATATAAGCCTTGAGTGCGTCCTGGTATTGGACGGAGGTCCTTTCAAACTCGTCAAGAAAGACGTATTTGACGGAGTCCTGGGATATTTCGTTTTCCAGATCGAATCCCATGTAAACCTTGGAGCAGAAATCGTCGATTTTGGATCTAAGCGTGTCAATCGACGTGTAGAATGAGGAGTTGATTTCCAGAAAAGGTTTGTCCTTTGTGTATTTACCTATAAGTATTCTGGCGAGTGTGGTTTTTCCGGTCCCGAAACTTCCGTAAAGTATGACGTTCTGCTGAAGCCCGTCTTCGAATATCTTCCTGATTCTCGGAAGAAGAATTATGTCCTCAAGTGTTTTCGGTCTCCACCGTTCGGAAAGAAGCAAATGTTTCATATGACTTATAAATCAGATAATTTATAAGTTTCGGAGCCGAAAAGTTTATTTGGGGATTAGATACATCTTTATGTTTTGGTAATCATAGAAAAAGGAGCTTTCGGAAACCTCAACACCGTATTTTCCGAAGTTCGTCGAGTTGATTTTTCTTTTTATTTGGTGGTAAACCTTATAAAAATCCTTTTCGACCTCCTTTAGGCCTTCCTTGGCCTCTTCAGATGAAATTCTGGATGGATGACTACCGCCATACCTCTTGATATCGATGAAGTTCTGGATTTCCTTATTTGTGAATTCGAAGTCTATCACGCCTTCCATCAATTTCATCTCGATTTGCCATCCCGGCATTTTTCTCTGGATGTTCATGTACTTTTTTATCTTATGGCTTTCGAAAATCTTTCCCCCGAAAAAAGACATACTGGTTACGGGAGACACAAGTTTTTCTATGTCTTCCTCGGTATCGGAGTGTTTTGGTATCAGACTTAATTTGTAAAGCTCGTCGATACTTTTGATTTTCTTGTCTCGATCATACGAACCTTCCAGCCTGTCCAGGAATTTGTCGATTTCGAAACGATACATTCTCTTAGGATGATTCAGACTGTAAAATGCTCCCAGGCGGGTGGCCTTGCTGTTCGTGGTCCTGACATCAACACATCCCGTAAACAGAACCGAACAGTTACCGATGAAATTTCCCAGGTCCCCCAACATGTCATTATCCATAAGGTAATAGGCCATCTCGGCTATTGACTCCAATTTCTCCCTCATCGTAGGTTCCGAAACCGACTCGAAATTTTTCAGGTATCTCATATCGGTATATATTATTTCGGGGATGCGTTTTTTTATATATACGGTTATGATAGGTGAAAGATTCAATTTTGAAGATGTGTTTTTCCGCGACCTAACCATTTGTGTCCTCGACACGCTCGAGGGTCAGGTAAAGTGGACCAACAGGTTTTCCAGCGGGGACAAGCAGGTCAGTGTTCCCTTTTATTATTCCCTGACCGGGGACGAAAGGTTCCTTCTGGATTCGTTCAATGACGACGTGGTTTCCGAAAACCGGTTCGTAGATCTGAATACGGACATAATTCCAAGGGGACATCTTACCATGACAGGATATGACATAAGGGCGGAGGAATTCGCCAATCCGAACGTGTGGCTGAAAATGGTGGTCGAGAACCAGGAGGAAATCCGGAAGATGCTGACCAAGGTCAGAGCGGTTCCGGTTTCGGTGAAATACGACCTCGCGATTCTCATGAACAGCGAGATCGACACCTTCAAATGTAGTCAGGCAATAATCGACACATTATGGCTCTACAGGTTCATGTATTTCGAATACAATTTCATGAACATAGATGCTGTGATGTTGATTCCAGATACTAGTCAGATTGAGATATCTCGGGAGAAAAGCATGACATCTGATAACACGATAAAACTGAATCTGTCCTTTGAAGTCCAGACTTACTATCCAGCCTACAAGAAACCAGACGAGAATGAGTTTTTCGGAAACGATTCGATGGTGAAACCCAAAAAAACCAAGTGGTACAGTAATCTCCGTCAGGCACAGGGTCGCAACATTGCGGGCAACACAAACGACAACAGCGATAAAGATATTAACCACCAAAAGTGACAAAAAAGGGGTTTTTATTTTTTATATATACTGTCTGTATAGGTTAGGAGATAGTCCATAAATGGGATGGAAAAGTGAAAAAATACGCTTTTCAGAACTAATATATACTATAAGAAAATTAAAAAATAACATTTGATATTATGAAGAATCTCAAATTGGAGTTATTCAACTTTAGAAAAAACCTATCTCTTGATCAAGCAGAAATAACCGGAATCATTGAAGGTCATATGGATGCTTGCAACAATATGTCTGAAAAGCAGGTAGTGAATTCACTTAATGAAAGACTTAAGCCTTTCACTTTTGATAAATCCATCAAAACTTTTCTGGAATCGTTGAATAACGATATGGCTGAGTATCAGTTAGTTTACGAACTAAAACATCTTTATAATGTTTTGAACAGCAAGAACCAGGGTGAGATCTACAGACAACCAATAAACGTCCTTCTTCAGACAATAAATTTAGAATCTGATCAGGACAGAATGTCAAAGGTTCTTAACGAACTGGCTGTTTATGACTGGGTCCCTGAAATTAAGCTTTTCGTACACAATCTTACAAAGACTCCACAGGAAAGGACAAATCTTCTTTCCGGAGGAAAATCGGAATCGATTTACACTATAGTCGAGCAGGTGGAAGACGGATATCTCTGTCTGATTAGGGATTCATGGTTCCTTCTTTCTGAGAACAACATAGAAAAAACCCTTCTCGAAACACATGTTAAGGATGTCGAAAAACTCAGAACACTTAGAAATCTAGAAATCGGAATGAGATATGCAACAATATCAGATGATAGGGTTAACTTCAGAATTTCGGAGAACCTTACAATAGGTCTTTCAGTTAATAAAAAAGGTGTGATCTACATCAACGATGATGAGATGAACAAGGAAACTACTTTGGAGAGCCTTTTCCAATCACCGATCATACCGATAGTAAACAAAAATTTCTATCCTGTTCTTCTTGAAACATCAAGTAACCTAAACAAGTTTGTTGAAATGGATGTTGTAAAGAGGGTATCTAACCTCATCAATCCATATCTTGAGGTTTTCGCCTTCAACTACAAAAATGCAACTTATCTGTACAGATGTGATGAAAGATATGGCAATTCATTCTTCAAATACGAATCGGCAATTGAACTAGTAAATGAGGTTAGAAACGAACTCAATTATGACCTAACATTCTTTTATGAAAACAAACTCAGCAAGGAACTTATAACAAAGAGAAAATTGGAGGATAAGGAAAGAGAAATCATATTGAAACTAGAAGACGTTCAATTCAACATTGACAAGGTATCATCTTCAATCAAATACATCGGAGAATCAAAAGCACTCACTATAGCACTGAATAACCTTAACAAAAGAAAGGAAAATTTATCATCAGAACTACAGGCGGTAAAAGAAATCCAATATAAGGAAAGAATAAGAGGATAATAACAGAAAATATTAGATAAAAAACCTACAGAAATGTAGGTTTTTTTATTAAAAGGACTTTCCACATCTATAATATATAAATAATATGTTAAAGGACGAATTTGTAAAATTGAAGACAAAAGGCAACAGAAAGCTTCCCTATTATAGAAATCTTGGATATGATGTCAATTGCGAAGAATTTTTTGTTAAAGTAAATGATTTAAACAGTGGATCTAGACAGATAGTTAATGTTATTTGTGATTTCTGTAAAAAAGAATTATCTGTTACCTATAAAGAATATTTAAGAAATATAAAAATAGGAAATAAGTATGCATGTTCAAATCTGTGTGGATCAGAAAAGGCCAAAGAAACAAATTTAGAAAAGTATGGAGTGATTAACGCTCTACAGTTAAAGGAAGTACAGTACAAGCAGAAAAAAACCAATTTGGAAAGATATGGAGTCGAGTTTTTGCAGCAGTCTGAGAAAATAAAAGAAAAGTCTAGAAAAAAAATTATAGAAAAATATGGAGTATCTCACATATCTATGGTCGAGGAGTTGAGAAAAAAAAATACATTTATATCAAAGGATGAAGATTATATAAAATATGTTTCAGATAACAGATCTCTCTTGTTTTGTCAATCATGCAATAATACATATTCCATTAAAAATGATAACTATTATCATAGAAAAAATCAAGGACTATCGACATGTACATTATGTAATCCGATAGGAAATTTATCTTCATTAAAAGAGAGACAGCTAAAAGATTATATAAAGTCCATATATGATGGATGTATTATAGAAAATTACAGAGACTCCTTTGAAATTGACATATTTATTCCAGATTTAAAAATAGGATTTGAGTTTAATGGTCTTTTTTGGCATTCGGAAGAACATAAGGATAAAAACTATCATCTCGAAAAAACTACTTTTTTTGAGAAAAAAGGAATAAGAATAATACACATATGGGAAGATGATTGGATTCACAAATCTGATCTATTAAAAAGTCAGATAAAAAATTGGTTAGGAATAACCGAAAGGAAAATATATGCTAGAAAATGTCAGGTAAAAGAAATTAATAAAAAAATATCAACTCATTTCTTGAAAAAAAATCACATACAAGGATCAGATAAAAGTATACTAAGAATAGGTTTATATTATGGTGATGAATTAGTCTCGATAATGACATTTGATCATTTTGAGGGAAGAAAGAAAATGGAAAATGGGGGTTGGAATCTATCTAGGTTTTGTAACATATCTGGATCCTGTGTTGTTGGTGGGGCTTCAAAACTATTCACTTTTTTTATCGAGAAATACTACCCAAGTAGAGTAATCAGTTATGCGGACAAGACCTGGAGCCAAGGAAATTTGTACCATAAACTTAATTTCTATAAAGTATCAGAGAGTTCACCAGACTATAAGTATATAGTAAATGGGATAAGAAGGCATAAATCTGGATATAGAAAGGGCATTTTGAAAACCAATTTATCTGAAGGTATGGAAATGAAAAAGAGAAATGTCCCAAAAATTTGGGACTGTGGTAAAATAAAATTTGAAAAAAAAATTAATATATAGAAAAAAAAGAACAGAATGAACATAAAAAAATTCAACGAATTCTTCTATCCTCATCATGAAGAGACTCCAAATGGAGACGTAACTTTAAGTGTTCTCCGAACAGAATCACAATTCAATAAATTCTGTGAGGACAATAGAGAAATATTATCAGAATGTAAATGGTCATTTATACCAGTTTTAAATAATCCTGGATCAGTATTTGCAGTTATTATAGACAAGTCATCATCACAAGTAAAAGCAATAGGTGCTGTTGTGAAAGATGGTGGTATAATAAATGAATATGGAAAAAATAACAGGATAATTCCACCTGGTGAATTTCAAAAATACCTTTCCATGCTTGGAATGGATATAGAAGATGTCGAAGGATTCAAGTAAACATGATACGGAAATTTAACGAACACTCAGAACAAAGTGATTTCGAGACGTTGAGGAAGGGAGTCCTTTTCAAACTTGATAGGTTGGTCCAGGAATATGAAGATTTTATCAACGATGTCTCTCCGAAACATTGGAGAACAACCGGACATCATCTTACTGAATTGAGAAAGATGCGAGAGGATATATTGAGGATGAGTGAGATAACATCTGATGAAAAGGAAGTTGATTGGGTCAAAAAATCTAGGTTATAGTAAACTTTTCATGATGGCTTTTTTATAATAAAAAAGCATTTCAGCTACGGCTGTAGATTTAAGGGATTTGCCCTCAAAAAACAATGCTTTATTTATGTACCTTCATAACAAGGATTTATATGTTGAAATTATCGTATCAAAAGCCCAAGGAAAACTTACAAACAAATCGAAACTGATGTTGGAGATTTTAGCCAAAAGAACAATTAAAAAAATGAGATATTACAACAACGACGACCGAATGGATTGTTATCAGTCAGGACTGTTGGACATGTTCTCAAATTGGTATAATTTCAACGAAGAAAAATCAGACAACCCATTCGCTTATTTTACCGAAATATTTAAACGAGGCCTTGCGAAAGGATATAATGAACTTTTCAAGAAAAAAGGAGACAACGAACATCAGATAAGATTGATTAGTATAGAGTCTTCCAATGAGGGCATGGGTTTACACTCGCTCTAAAAATATCTCATCCAATAAAAACCACAAATCTGATTTGTGGTTTTTTTATTTTATAAAATGTAGCAACAACCCGTCTGAAAAAGAATATATATGGTATGATAAAGGAAGATTTTATTGAGATAATGGGACATTCGAGTAATTATCTACATTACCGGAATATTGGATACATTGTTGATGTTAGAAAACCGTTTCTAATAAGGCCGAAGGATCTGATGAAGGGAAGTGTGTGTAAGATAACGACTGTGTGTGAAAACTGTGGTTTGGAATCAAAAAATGCATTCAAAGACTATTATGTATATACTAATGGATTAACGGAACCATATTACTGTAATAGATGTAAAATAATAAAGTATGAAAAGACATGCATTGAAAAATACGGAGTCCGGAATGTTATGCAGGACAACTCCATCAAGGATGCTTTGAAGAAATCGATGATTGAAAAATATGGAGTTGATCATTTCTCAAAAACCATTGAGTATAAAGATAAATACAAAAAAACCTGTATGAAAAAATATAATCATACAAATTCTTTTCAGGTTGATGAGTTTAAAGAAAAAATAACAAAAACCAACATTAAAAAATATGGAGTTCCACATGGTATCAATTCAGGGTCGATAAGAGAAAAAATAAAGGTTAAAAAAGAAGAATCAACACTAAACAAATACCGGGAATTTCTGACTGATGATTTTTTTATTCTGAAATATCGAAACTCCCTTTTTGAGATATCTCATAAAAACTGTGACTCGACATTTAGGATAGACAAAAGACTACTATACAATCGGGTTAGGATGGGTGTATGTGTCTGTACAATATGCAACCCAATCGGCGTCCAACATTCGGCAATCGAATCAGAAGTTGGGATTTTCCTAGAAGAGAATAAAATAAGTTATGAAACAAAAAACAGAAAAATTCTAGGAGGACTTGAACTTGATATTCTTATTTCTGATAAGAAAATAGCTTTTGAAATAAATGGAATATACTGGCATAACGAGATATACAAGGATGAGAAATATCATATTGACAAGACTAAAAAATGTCTAGATATCGGGATAAGTCTGATTCATATCTGGGAGGATGATTGGAAAAACAAAAAAGATATAGTGAAGTCGATAATACTTAATCGTATTGGCAAAATCCCAACAAGGATTTTTGCTAGGAAATGTATTCTGAAACCAATAGAAGATACAAAAATGGTCAGGAAGTTTCTTGATGAGAACCATATTCAGGGATTTTCATCATCACAGCAGAAAATAGGTCTTTTTTATAAAGACGAGCTTGTTAGCTTAATGACGTTCGGATGGAGATACACTAATGGGAAAAGAGAATGTGAATTAATAAGATTCTGCAATAAACGGAATATTAACGTTGTTGGTGCCTCTTCTAGGATATTCAAATATTTTGTAGAAAATTATGATTTTGATGAAATCATATCATATTCAGATGTCTCGATGTTTGATGGAAACATGTATCAAAAACTTGGTTTTGAGTATTCTCACACTAGCGAACCAAACTACTTTTGGGTAGTAAATGGAATAAGAAAACACCGATTTAACTTTACTAAGAAGAAATTAGTTAGTCAAGGTTATGATAGATTGAAAACCGAAGTTGAAATAATGCATGATTTGGGTCACTATAGGATATGGGGATGTGGTCAAAAAAAATGGATCTATAAAAAATACTAATTTTTGTTTGAGAATTTTGTATATTTACATTAAATAAATTAAAATGAGTTGGATAAAAGATCTTCTTAAAAATACTGAAAGAAAAAAATCACCCACCACAAAACAAGAAATAATCGAGAATCTTAGGGGAAAATTTGAGATATCAGATTCCCTTGCTAAAATACTGATACAGGAAGAAAACCCCCAACCCAAAAATGATATTTCCACCTCGAAAACTTGTGATGTGAACCCCATTCTAGAGAAGATGATGGAGGAAGAAAAAAAAAGAATAGATAAAATTAGGGAGATAGAGGAAAAAAGAAAAGTAGAAAGGGAAAAATATATGATCCGTCTGAGAAAGATTGAAGATGAGATGAAATTGGACCTTGATTATATAATGGACTGTTTGTATGAGATTACCGACAAATCCCAAAGGTCGGGAATAAAGAAACACAGGTTGGGGTCGTATCTTATAGAGATCCTCGTTGATAATCGGAATTTCCCCGTAAACGGAACCGAAATCGAACTGACAGACTCAAGCTCGGAGATACTTAGATCCATCCGACCAACAATCTTGAGGATAAAGAGTAGGATTCCGGACATCAGGATTTTCATTTCAACCCAACCACCACATCGGGGATATAATAACCCGACTTCGTATATAAACATTAGGGTGGAGTTCGAAATGTCCAAATACAATCTTAACCCACCAACTCCTTTTTAATAAAAAAACCCTCTTTTTCAAGAGGGTTTTTATTTGAAAGAATTTTTATATAGAGAGGGGACCATAGATTTATTAGAGCTAGTCAAAAAGATATACTATATTTGATATCATCAACATAAAAACTCAAATGAAGAAATTAATTCTGCAATACTGGGAAGAATCGGAAAGGGGTTGGGGAATAAGACCCGACGGATGTTCACTCCATCTTGACAAGGACTGTCTGAATAAATACGTCGATTCCGCCTACAAGGACAGGGATCCGAATAACGTCCCACACGAATATGACAGGATTGTAGGCGATCCGATAGAAATATGGATTACGGAAGAAATATATAACGAAACGGTTTCGAATGGAGGTAGTCTTAGGATTCCTCAGCACTCGATGACCAATTTGAGAAAAATGAAAGAAATGCAGCCTATCGTTTCCTATGATGATCTTAATTAATTTTTTTTATTCCCTATCGGCGTTTTTTATCCTGTTTGAAATCTACCAATCGGTTTTTCGAAACAATCTTTATTTCAGACAGACTGACATCAAAAGTCTGAAATACATAACATTCGCAATATCCAAACTGTCATACATGGGTTGGATATCTATAGGATTTTTCTCAGAACTCAAATCTCTTTTCCTTTTTCTTTTCTTGTTGGGATTCTGTAAGGTATTCACTCTCAAAATGGGTAAGAAGGTCATAAATCTCTACGATATATTCAACACCATAACCAGCGTCATAATGCTTTCTAAGATATTTTACTTAGGGTTTCTTCAGTGACGATGATGAATTTGAATCCTTTCCTGTTGCAGTATTCGATCATGTAATTCCACTTACTCAGGTTCTTGTTGTACATTTTTATCGCATACTCGAAGTTCTTCATCTGTTTCGCAGTCGGATTCTGACTCATTTTCGGCTCGACAGTTTCCGATTTCGGCTTCACCTCGACCACAACCTTGGATACCGATCCGTCCTCTCTCAAAAGCTCATAGTAGAAATCGGGGTAATATCCGTGTTCGGTTGTCTCGTAGGACTGCTTTTCGGAAACCCAATCGGTTTTCTGGTATGGGATTCTCAGATGTTCGGCACCCCATTTCCTTATTTTCTCGTTGTTGTCGAAATAAATCATCATCTTGTGTTCCAATCCGGAACGGTAATATAGTCCCCCCTTTGAATTTAGCTTGATGACCTTGTCCTTGTTCTTGGGATAGAATATTCCCTGCTTGTATTTTCCGGCCTGTCTAGGAGCGCTGTTCAGCATAATGTTGGGTTATTTTTAATAATATATATAAATAAACCCATTCCCAAATGGCAGAACTTATCGAACAGATCAAACTCAATAACCTCGTATACGGAAACGGGATTGCCGACAACTACAAGAACAATTCGATGTTCTTTTACGAGAAATATTCCAAATCCGACAAACTAGTCACCAGCATCAGACCCGGACAGATGCAGATGGGTGGATTCTATTTCATCCATTACCTTGACGATTCCAAATGGATGGG